GGGGAGAATACTAATGGCAAAACCAACCACTAGACAAGAACTCAAAGATTATTGCCTTAGACAACTTGGCGCACCTGTTTTGGAAATTAACGTTGCAGATGAACAGGTTGATGATTTACTCGACGACACACTTCAATATTTTAATGAAAGACACTTTGATGGTGTAGAAAAAACATATCTTAAGTATAAGATCACTCAAGATGATATTAATCGTGGCAGAGGATCTGGATCAGGTTCTGTTGGTGTTACAACGACTGGTGTTGGTATTGTTACTACAACAGGAACCTCAACCAATATTGCTGGGTTTGGAGCAGTTACTTCTAACTTTTATGAAACTTCAAACTTCATCCAAGTTCCAGATTCTGTAATTGGTATTGAGAAAATATTTAAGTTTGATACTAGTTCTATTTCTGGCGGAATGTTTAGTATCAAATATCAGTTGTTTTTGAATGATTTGTATTTCTTTAACTCTGTAGACTTATTGACATATTCAATGACCAAATCTTATTTGGAAGATATTGATATGTTATTGACAACAGACAAGCAGATTAGATTCAATCAAAGACAAAATAGATTATATCTTGATATTGACTGGGGAGCACAAGAGGCAAATAGTTTTATTGTGATTGAATGCTACAGAGCAATGGATCCTGCAGACTATTCAAAAGTATTCAATGATAGTTTTGTTAAAAAATATTTGACTGCTTCAATCAAGAAACAGTGGGGACAAAACTTGATCAAATTCCAAGGAGTAAAACTTCCTGGTGGTGTTGAACTAAATGGTAGAGCTCTATATGAAGATGGGCAGAGAGAACTGGATGAGATAAGACAGAGAATGTCATCCGACTATGAACTGCCACCTATGGACATGATTGGGTAATAAGTATGTCATTAAATCCATTTTTCCTCCAAGGTTCTACAAACGAACAATTTCTTGTTCAGGATATCATTAATGAGCAGTTAAAGATTTATGGTGTAGATGTTTATTATCTACCAAGAAAGATTTTCAAAACTGATGATATCATAAGAGAAATACAATCATCAAAGTTTGATGATGTTTTTATGATTGAGGCATATATTAATAACTATGAAGGATATGCTCCAGACAGTGACATTATGACCAAGTTTGGTCTTAGGTTAAAAAATGAAATAAGTTTGACCATATCTAGAGAAAGATATGAAGAATTTATTGCTCCCTTTTTGGAAGGTATTTCTTCAGGTATCAGAGAAGGTAGAATCACCGAGTATGATTTTGCCGATTTGATCACCAGACCAAAAGAAGGTGATTTGATTTATTTCCCTCTCGGTGAAAGATTATTTGAGATTAAAAGAGTTGAGCACGAAAAACCATTCTATCAACTAGGATCAAATTACACTTATGAACTAAGTTGTGAACTCTATGAATGGGAAAATGAACTTATTGATACTGCAATTGAAGAAGTTGATAATACTGTAGAAGATGAAGGTTATATCACATCCATCACAGTTGTTGGAACTACAAGAACTGCAGTAATAACTGCAGGAATTTCAACAGGTGCAGTTAGTGAAATATTCTTGAATAACGATGGTTCTGGATATCAAACAGCACCAACCGTAACTTTCTCTAATCCACCAAATCTTGGTGGTGGAAATTTCCCGGCAACTGCAGTTGCTATAACGACAAGTGTCGGAAATGTCCAATCCATATTAAGATTAGAACTTACAAGTGGTGGTAAAGGATATATAACTCCACCCACGATTACAATCTCCGGTGGAGGGGGAACAGGGGCAGCTGCCACTTGTTCAATTGGTGGAACACAGTTTAGTGTAAGTGGTATTAATATAAGTGATAGGGGAACAGGATATGCATCTGCACCTGTGATAACGATTAGTGGACCTGGAACTGGAGTAACTGCAACAGCGATTGCTAGGATTAATGCAAATACTGAAATCGATTCAATCAGAATTCTTAATCCTGGTATTGGATATACAGAAGCACCAACAGTTTCTATTGCAGGATTCTCTACCATTGGCATTGGAACCTTTACCTATAATGAGATTATTACCGGACAATCTTCCGGAACTACGGCAAGAGTTAGAGACTTTAGAACTACAGTATCTCCATTCCCAGGAAATCCTCCCGTCACCAATGTTAGAGTATCACTAAATACTGGTAAGTTTAGTGTGGGTGAAATTGTTGTCGGATCAATTTCTTCCGCCAGATATGTTGTTTCACAATATGATGATGAAAGTTATGACAACCCATATGATGTTAATGAAGAAATCGAAACAGAAGCAGACGGCATACTAGATTTTACAGAGTCAAATCCATTTGGTAATTATTAATGTTAGGAACCTATTTTTATCACGAGATAATAAGAAAAACTATTATTAGTTTTGGAACTTTATTTAACAATATTTCAATTCGACACACTAAAAGTGATGGTAGCATCTTAGATGAGACTAAAGTTGGTCTTTCTTATGGACCAATGCAAAAATTCTTGGCAAAGATTCAAGAGCAAGAGCAGTTATCAAAATCGATTGCAATTACTCTTCCAAGAATGTCATTTGAGATGACTAGGATTCAGTATGATCCAACTAGAAAAACTGGAGTAACTCAAACGTTTAAGGCAAACGATACTACTGACAATAAAACTAAAAAAGTATTCATGCCGGTTCCTTATAATATTGAGTTTGAACTTAATATCTTTAGTAAGTTGAATGATGATGCCCTTCAAATCATTGAGCAAATACTCCCATTCTTTCAACCATCATTTAACCTAACTGTTGACTTAGTTGAGTCAATCGGAGAGAAAAGAGATATTCCCATTATACTTGACAGTATTGATTTCCAGGATGATTATGAGGGTTCTTTTGAGACCAGAAGAGCACTCATTTATACTCTAAGATTTACTGCAAAGACTTATCTCTTTGGTCCTATTGCAGAGTCTTCCGATGGACTTATTCGTAAGGTTCAGGCAGATCTTTACGGTGATACAAATACTCAAACTGCAAGACGTGAAATGAGATATACTGTTGTTCCAGATCCAATCAGTGCAGAACCAGGTGATGATTTTGGATTTACAGAAAACTGGTCTTTCTTACCAGATTCTAAGGGGTATAGTCCAACTAGACAAGAGGATATTTGATTGTTATGAGTAATAATTATGATTCCATAGATGAAGCACTCAACACAACGAGTGAGATTGTTGAGGTAGAACCCACAAGGAAAAAACCAGAGATTGTAAAATCTAAAGAAGTTGATATTGAAAAAGACTATGAATATAGTCGTGCTAACCTCTATTCCCTCATAGAGAAGGGTCAAGAGGCAATTAACGGTATTATGGAGGTAGCAGGTGAAGGGGGCAGTCCAAGGGCATATGAGGTTGCTGGACAGTTGATTAAGAGTGTTGCGGATACCACTGATAAGTTGATTGACTTACAAAAGAAACTTAAAGATGTAGAAGAAGACTCTAGGAAAACTACAAACAATGTAACTAATAATGCGGTGTTTGTTGGATCAACTTCAGAACTGCAAAAAATGTTGAAACAAGGTTTTCTAAATAGTAATGACTCAAACACTAAAAATGAAAAAGTGTAAGCAGGGATACTACTACTGCTATAAAGATAAAAAGTGTAAGCGAATCCCAACAGGATATCGTGTGGGTCTTGGTGGTTGGCTCCGCAAAGAAAACGGGGAAGAACAGAAGGATACAAAGAAAAATGGAAATCACTCGAATGGCAATGGAAGTGGGAATGGGGACTCTAATGGGGGTTCTAATGGCGGAGGCGTCTCCGAAGGTTGGAGTCAAAAGTATAAAAGGTCCATCGATTGCAATAACCCAAAAGGATTTTCTCAGAGAGCGCATTGTCAAGGAAGAAAGAAGATGAGTGAAGAAAAGAAAGATCACGAATACTCTATGGCAAGATCTGAATTGAAAACCGTTACTAATGCTGCCAAACGTCTTCAAAAGAAGATGGGTAAAAAAGGTGAGGGTAATCTGCAAGCATGGGTTCAATCAAAAATTACCAAAGCAGCAGATTATATTGATACCGCAGCAGATTATGTAACCAACGAAGAGACTGTCAAAGAAGAGGGACTTCGTGATTGGTTTGGTAAATCCAAGTCAAAAGATGGCAAAAGTGGTTGGGTTAATGTTGTTACAGGTGGAACCTGTGCAAGTGATGAACCTGGTGAAGGAACACCAAAGTGCGTTTCTTCGGCAAAAAGAGCAAGTATGAGTAAGGCAGAGAGACTTTCTGCTCAAAGAAGAAAAAAGGCAGCAGATCCGGGACAGCAACAAAAATCTGGTGCTGCAAAACCAACTTATGTTTCTACAGATCCAAAGAAGAAAATGAAAAAAGAAGAAATGGAATTGTTAGAATACAGTGGATTAGTTAGATCCGGTATTAAAGTTGCTGGAAAAAGAGGTGGTAGAGCAGTACAAGGTGGATTAAAATCTGGTAAAACTGCAACTAAAAATGCAATACAAAAAAATGAAGCAGGAAAGGGAGAAAAAATTGGTAAAGTTATTGGTGGTGTCGTTGGTGGTATAGCAGGTGGTGCTGCTGGTGCAGGAGCTGCATCTATTGGAACTGGAATTGTTGGTGGTGAAGTAGGGGAAAGAGTAGGTGGTGCTATTGGTAGAAAGTTTGATAAAAAGAAGAAAGAAGAGGTAACAGAGGCAAAGGATAAACCGGGTAAAGGTAGTGGCACCAAAGATGCCTGCTATCATAAGGTCAAGTCACGTTATTCTGTCTGGCCTTCTGCATATGCCTCTGGAGCACTTGTAAAGTGCCGTAAGGTTGGTGCCGATAACTGGGGAAATAAGTCTGAGAGTTACGATTTCTCAAACTGGAGAGAAGACTTCAAGGCAACTGAATATGAGTTTGTTGATCTTATCAAACCAGAACCACTAAAAGGTGAACAGATTGATGAAGGTCAAAAGTGTTGGAAGGGATATGAGAAAAAGGGAACTAAAAAAATGTTTGGTAAGACCTATAATAACTGTGTGAAGAAAGAGGAAAATGAAATTGATGAGGCAAAGCACACACCAACAAAATCTGATTTAGAATCAAAAATTGGTGGAGGTAATCTCAAGAAACTTTCAAAAAAAGCATCAACAAGAATTGATTATGACGTTGATGGTGATGTAGATCCCAATGACAAAGTTGAAAAGAAAACTGGAGAATATGGAGAACAACTTCCAACTCCATTTGGTAAGTTTAGAACTGGAGATTCTAAAAAAGTAAAAGTTAAAAAAGAAGAGTTTTCTGATTGGAGAGCAGAACTTGATGAGGATTGGCAAAAGGTCAATAAATCCGATAAGACTGATGGTATGAGTCCTGCAGCAGTTAAGGCATATCGTCGTGAGAATCCTGGTTCTAAGTTGAAGACTGCCGTAACTGGTGATCCAAAACCAGGAAGTAAAGATGCCAAACGCAGAAAGTCTTTCTGTGCAAGATCTAAGGGTCAACAAGATATGCATAACATTGATTGCTCCAAGACCCCA